CGTTCTTAAATTTCTTCTCAGATACAACTTCATCTTTTATCGAATTTACGAATATAGGTTGTGTGCATTTACCCTTCATGTATTTACTCATGCGAAAATCAATACTCGCTTGAATTTCTGGCGTAACTTTCACACCATTAGGATACATATCACTAATATCATCAATAATAAAATTCTTTTTAGGTTTACGCCAGGGATGACCAGCACTAGTATTTTTATTGAGTGAATCGACATAAGCTATACCTGGATACCCATTTAAAGCTACATTTTGATCATACATTTGTAACAACTGGTAATCCTGTAGATGCAATTGGGATTCAATGTCAGATATATATGATTGTACACATGAGTTTAATAAATCTATATCAAACTTATCTCGCGTATGTATCATTACACGCAATGGAGTTTGATAAATATTATATCCAGTCATAATGGGTGCGTAATGTTTTTTATGTACACCACGACGCTCAAGGGCGGGTAACATAACAGTATCACGTACTCTAGATTGTGGTTTGTGAGTATTATTGCCAATTGAACCATATACTATTGCTTCTCCCTTACCACAATAGCGCATGTGTGATTGCGGTAATAAACTACTCAATTTTATATCCTCTGATTTTGAACCAATAACTATTGTACTACTACTAATAGTATTCTCATAATATGTTGTCAATAGCATAATATCTTCCTGAAATAAAGAAATAGATGATATACAACTTAAAGTATCTTCTACATACCCTTCTAAATGTATACCTAAAATTGCTATACGTTTTTTCCCTTTATAAGATTCGTAACTTGCTACAAGAAGACTACCACAATCACCTCTTTGTGTTATCTGATGTGGATGACCATATACTGGATTATACAAAAGTGACAGTGGAATATTGAATCGAGGTGATCCGTAACGTAAATTATCAACATTAATTCGTGTTATTTCACCTATTTTATCTCGCTGCAAGTAATATCCCTTGGAAGGAGAATTATTGCCCTGTAAAACAAAGTACTTACGTATATCATTCTTTGGGGGAATTTTAGTAAACTCAAATGTTAACAAATCCTTATCCTCGTATCTTTTAAAATAATTACGTTTGAACTTCATGCTTACATTAGCATTAATAGCTGTATGAGGCATATGTATAATACGCAGGGTAGAATCAATATCGCGAACAGTATGATTATTAGCTAAATATATGTGTCCGCATAAGCAAACAGCTTTAAACGATTTGATATAGTTTTTGCCATTTTCCGACCAATATTGTTCAAACATTACAATATTTGTTGCTATTTTTGAGTCTATCAATTCTGTATGAGCACCACTAGATAAACTAGCTTTAGATATTTTAAGCTCATAATTTGAATTATCATATTGGTAATCATTCAAACGCTCACGCGCCAAAGCAACTATATTACCCTGTGTTTGTGTATCCAATTTGTGTGATACATTTCTATGAGCTACTTCTTTAGATCGCTTATTTATACCATACATAGTATACATTCCATACATTAGAGTCATAACAGATGTTGCCTTAAGTATATTATCAAAAACTAGTGGTTTTTGTATCTTTTTAAAGACATGTGACATCGCCATTCTCAACACAAATTTGACAACAATATCGCGTGGCATACAAAACGTTAAAATCATTAACATTATATACTCAACTAATTTAAAAGACAAACAATATGTCATACAAATGGACACCCAAGATAAGCTTGAGCACATATACAGAAA